ACACCAAACAGTAAAGTTATAAAACTTATCTCTTTTAATTTAGCATCCGTTGCAAAGAGTAGCATTAAATTAAAATCTATTGCAAAAAATATTTCTGGAATGAAAAAAGAAGTAAACAAACTTGCTAAATTGGAAAATGTAACTCCATCAACGACACCTGAATCTGAAAGTGTAACTGAAACAACACCATCTTTCATGTCTAAAGCCGTAGATTTTGTTAAATCGAATTCTACCGCCATAATGATAGGTTTGGCAATCGCAGGTGTTGGTTTGGTGTTGACACTTGCGTTCGATAAGATTAAATCTACAATTTCAGATGCATTTGATAGTTTTGCTAATTTTGGTTTAAATATGTTTGACAAGTTGAGAGATTCTATCACCGGCGCTTTCGATGGTATTAAGAAATCTGGTGGTGAAATATACGATAACATGAAAGACTCCATCACGGGTGTTTATGATGGATTAAAAGATTTTGGCAATATTGCCTATGATAAAATGGAAGAATCTGTTAACAGTATATCCAACAATGTCACAAAGGCTAAAGATGATGTTCTTTCTTTAATCAAGGGTAATAAGACGGAAGAATCTGTTACAACACCGCCGACTGTACCTGAAACAGAACCACCAAAAACAGAACCACCAAAAACAGAACCACCAAAGAGACCTCTGACCGCTAGAGAAAGAATAGCTGCAAATAGACAAGCGAACAATACCTCAGTTATGGGTATTGAAGGTGAATCTACAAGTACGAAACCTGAGATATTCAATCCAAATAATGAATCATCTTCCACTTCAGCTACAGATACATCGGAACCAAGTGCAAAAGATACATCTCCATCAAAAAATGGACCTAGATTTGGACCAGAAACTGGTGGTGGTGCAGTAACTTCTATACAGCGTGGAACGTCTAATATTACTCCGGGGTCTTTAAGAGGTAGAGCAACATCTGCAACTCCAACCATGGCTGGTGGTGCTATAAGTGATGAATCTTCTACTCAGTTAGCTCAAAAAATTGGTCTATCAAATGACCAATGGGAAATTTATAGAAACACTATTGCGTCTATTGAATCTGGTGGTAAATATGATATATCCGGTGGTGCCAACAACCACTATGATGGAAGATATCAATTAGGTAAGGCCGCTAAAATAGATGCATCAAGAGTAGCTGGTGTACCTAATCCAGGACACGATGAAAAAGGAAGAGAAGCGTTTAGAAAAGATCCTAAATTGCAGGAATTATTATTTGCTGGCATGACGGTTGCTAATGATGGATATTTAAAAAATCTCTCTAAGACTTATAGAGAGGCCGATGTTGCTAAGAAAATGGAAATATTAGCATATGCCCACAATCAAGGTGCAGGCGGTGCAGCTAAATGGTTAGAAAGTGGTGTTGCTGGTAAAGACGCATTTGGAACAGCAGGCACAAAGTATTCAACCGCTATTGCAAGTAATTTAAAAGGTGGAACATTACCATCAACTAATGCCGATGCAAACTCCACACAAAATGCCAGTACCAGTCCAAATAAAATTGAGAACGCATCGACTGATTTTCCTACTTGGTCAAAAAGTATGCAAAGTTATGGCGAAATGAAAAAAGTAGAAGGTGCAGTTATACATCACACCGGTGGTGGAAGTATGTCAGGTGCAATTGAAACATTGAAACAAAGAGGATTATCTTATCATTATATAATTGATAAGGATGGAAATGTAAAACAATTAATACCAGGAAAGGGTATTGGTTATCATGCAGAATCTTACAATGTCAACACTTTTGGTATTGCGTTAGTTGCAGCAGATGATAGTAAAGTTACTGCGGCGCAAATAGCAGCAAGTATAAGTTTGAATGCGAAATTAGCATCAACATACAATTACGATCCGAAAAAAGTTTTTGGTCATGGTGAAATTAGTAAAAATAAAATGCCAACTGAAGGCAAAACTGTTGTCGATTCAATTCGTTCTGGATTAGCTCCTACCGTAACAGGTGCTGTTAAGAATGTTCCTGGAGGTCCTGTTGCATCTAGTCCAAAAGGGCAAAGACAAGTTGCATCTGCCGCACCACAACCTAATGCACCACAACAAAATAATAACCAGAACAATCCACAAACAGCAGCAGTATACAATAGAAATGTTCCAAATATATTGTTAGCTTCTCTGATTAATGGTTCTGGTTACTAAATTGGATAACAAAAAACCCGCCGAAGCGGGTTAAACTTTACTGTGATGAGAAGTTTATTTTGTATCTGCTAGTGAATTAAAGTAATCCATTTCTTCATCGGCTTCAGCAACAACTTTCTTATCAAGTGCAGCTAAGTCCTCTTCTTTAAATGTATCTAATACAGCAGTTTCTGCCTTAGTTCTAGGGACTTCAGCACCCTCGAAACCAAGAACCTTATCAAGGCGAGTCTTGAGTTGGTCATAAGATTTAAACTGTGACTTCTCTGTGAATTCTTTTAGTGAGAATTCTTTCTTCCAGAGAGCTTCAAGTTTATCATCATCACCATTAAACAACGCAGACTTATCAGCGAATTCTGATTTGTCATAGTTGCGATAACCCTCAACATTACGAATCTTCAACTTGAAGTTAGCACCTTCCCACATATCGAATGGGTTAACTGGTGTTTCATCAGCAAATTCTGGATTCATCGCTTCAGAAATCTTATCGAAAATCTTTTTACCAAACTTATAGAGTTTGATTTGACCTTCGTTTTCTGGATTGCTTGGGTCAGAAAGAACCAAGATGTTTGCAATATAAGTTAACTTGCGTTTCTGTTTACGGACAATCTCTTTGTTGGCTTCGATGCCTGAATTCCAAAGAGTGCTGTTGTGCTCACAAACAGGACACTTATCGTTTAATGTTGTCAAGCAGTTGTCAATAAACCAACCGCCAGGTCCCTGAAAACCATGACTAAAAGTACGAACCCAAGGAAGAGCATCATCACCGTCTACAGCAGGTGCAGGCAAGAAACGAATCTGCGCCATACCGTTACCTGATTTATCTACTGATGGTTGCCAAAAGCGGGTGTCATCTTTTGAACCGGCTTCTGAAGAACCGGATTGAGTGTCGTTGATTGCTTTGGTGAGTTTGTCCAAAGAACTACGATCACGTTTTAGATTTGCGAAATTCGCCATTTTTATTACCTCGTATTAAATGTATGTTAATGTATATTTTTTTATCCACATGATGCATGATATACTAGTATATATGTTTCTTCCAAGTGGGTGGATTACAACTCATAATATAACCTTCTTCAAAATCAACTTGTATTTTACATCATCTAGCATAAGAAATGAGGCATACTTTGTCAATTTCATTTCATAGTCTGGCCATCGGATAGTATCCGTAATCCTTTTGTTCCACATGGGCAAGAAATTAAGGATTCTGTTTAGGATGATTAGTGTTTCTGGAGATATCTCTCTACGCAAAGCTTTAGTTAAGAGTATTGGATAGTCTCCATTCGTCACCAAAACATCGTTTGGATTCTTATAGTCCGTAAACAAGTCCCTACATTCATTTTCAAAGGTATAAGACATTGATTGTATGACCTTCTGTCTTTGCCTGTAAATTATATCACATTCTTCACTTAGTAGAGTACCTGCCCAAACTTTGCTATCTTCCAAAAGATTAGCTACAAGAAAATTTATGTAATCATCTTTAATAGGATGTTTGCGTGATAACTTGTAGAAATGGAACTTATCCTTACGATTTTCAAATGTAACAACGCTAATGTTACTTTTCCCATTATACTTTAAATAGTCATAAGATTTTTGGGTAAAATGTAACTTCAAAGCATTGTAAATAGAGAAAGCTTCATAACCCGTCATATTGGTAGTCGTGGACTTTTATTCTTTAGTAAATTAAATTCAATTGCATTACATTCAATTTTGCCTTTAAGGTTGGCATTAATTAATGTTGATGCTACTTCAATTTCTAATCCTGATTGTTTGCAATACTCAACAATAGCTTCGATGTAATTGTAATCGGTCTCAGCCACCAATTTTTCAATCTCTCTAGCAAATTTCATCATTTCATCTTTAGTTGGCATTTTCTTTTTTGAACCCTTTCTTTCGACACTCTTCCATAACCTTAACGGGCACGTCGGGATGCCAGCCAGCAATTAGCTTGCGACAATCGTATTTGATTGGACCTTCTTTTATCAATTTGTAGTGATAATAGATTCCGTAACCAAATGCAATTATCGCAAGAGCAAATAATACATCACTTAACAATTGTTTCATACAAACTTTCGAATTGCTCGTGTGTAGCAACTTCTTCATCAAAGTTTTGTTTGTGATAAACTTTAACTAGTTTACTAACAAGGCGTTTAGGTAACTGCAAGTCTTTTGCGATAGCAGCTACAGATTCTTTGATGTAATCTTTCTCACCTTCCATTCGTGTCATTGCACCAGAACATTCTTTTAGAACATCCAACAATTTCTTTTGGTCTGCTGGATTAGAAATCTGGTTAACACTCAATTGTACTACAGCCATAATATAACTCCCGTTTAACGATAAAAAATATGCCGACCTATTTGTGTTGTCTTTACCCTATTCCAACGGGGGTTGACATAATCGGCATGAAAGAACAAGGCACCTTTCGTAACATCTTCCATATGATGATGTTTGTAATAGAATGTCATTGCATATTCAAGTATCTCATTATATAACTCATGTGCAGGTGTTGTCAAGTGTTTTCTGCTTGCAACCCATGAAAACTGATAAATTTTGCCTGTCTTTTGGTAAACAACATCGCAGATATTTGTAGGAAACAATCCCGAATTAACACGATTCATTGTTACCATTGCAACAGCTAACCAACCTAGTTTAGGCTCACCACCGGATTCGTAGTAAATGTTTTTAGCCAAGCAATCAATTTGTTTCTGATCGTGTTTGTCTAAATTTACATATTGTGGTTTTGCCTTAACCACATAATCGTTTTTATATTGTTTAGGTAAAGGTAAAGTTTCCGTAATAATCCCATTTCGAAATGAAACGGGAAATGCCGATACATCGTTATTTACTGTTGATGTAAAGCCTAAAAATAAAATTAACATGAAACATGATGTTATCACAGAAGCGATTGTGCGTTTGTGTAGCATAGTTTTCTCCTTGTTAAATGGCGCAAACGAAGCCGCCAAGTGTCCATCGAGAATTAGTTTACTGCGTGGGATTAAGTGAGAGAAGGCATTGGGACCTGTCGAGGTGGATGCCTATTGAATAATTCTGATGGAGTTTGAGTACCAGATAGACTGGTACCTTATTTAGTCCCAAAGTCCTTCATAATACTTACCAAACAGGCGAAAACCATTTTCCTTGCGTTTTTGCCAAGCCTTTAGACCATCCCAATCAACTTTGAGTTTACTTACATAATTACCGTCATTATCCCAAGGTTTCTTTTCATCATCACATTCAGAGTGGTCGAAAAATTGAGCCTCG